ATCAAAGAGATGGCCTCCGAAGCCCCCGACCAGTTCGGAGTTTCCCTAGCCTTTGTGAATGAGTCCGAGACGATTGATGGCAAGGATTACATTCGCCCCCAGAGCATCGCCTCTGCTGATTTAGTTTCCTCCCCTGCGGCCACCAATGGCCTCTTTGAAGAAATGGTAAAGTTTATGGAAAAGCTGGGATATGTAAGCGGAGGAAAGACAATCCCAGCCGTAGTTAAACAAGCCGTGGAGGAAGCTCCACTTGACAAAAAGGACAAAACAAATATGGAAAACAATTATTCTAAAGATATCGAGGACATCAAGGTTCGCTTGGCGGCCATTGAAGATTCGATGAAACCCAAGGAAGAAGTGAAAAAAGAGGAGATGGCCTCCGAGAAGCCCTCCGAGATTCCCGCCCCTGCTCCCGAAATCTCCGTTGAGGTTGAACCCTCCGAAGATAAAAAGGAAGAGATGAGCGAAGTCGTGAAGAAAGTTCTCACCGAGTTCGGCATTAAGCCCATCTCTGCTTCGCCAGTTGTCGAAGCCCCCGCGAAGGTTGAACCCAAAACTTTTGAAGCACTCGTGGCCGCCCATAGCGACTATGGAGTTTCAAAGCTCAAGGCTATGCAAGCCGTGATGCTGTCTAACCCCAAAGAATACTCCGAGGCTCTGTCTCGTGGTATCTCAAAACTCTAAACCAAAGGATAAAAGAAAATGTCTACTCAAGTTGATGGTAATTTTCGCACATTCGGCTCGGCTTCTGCCATCTCGGCGTACCGATTCGTTCAGCCCGACACCACCACGGCTGGCTTCGTTAATGTTGCGGTAACTGGTGCAACCAAAGCTATCGGCGTAACTCAAGAAGATGTTGCGGCTGGCGGTTTCGTGTCTTGTAAGTTGTTTCATCCGACTTTTTTCGCAACCGTCTCCGGCGTTGCGGCAGTTGGTAACACGGTGTTTTTTGATGCGACTGGTCTTGTGACCACGGCGGCTTCAAACCTCGTGACGGCTGGTGTTGCACTCGAAGCGGCCACAAGTTCATCGGCTGTTATCGAAATCGCAATCCCGATGTTCTAAACAACAACAACAACAAACAAAAGAAAGAATAATATAAAATGAGCTTTATTTCTGGTGGCACGACCATTCGTGCTGATATCAACCAAGCCCTCATCGAATCTCCCGCAGAGATCGGCTTGATCGGTGCGGAAGTTCTCCCTCTCTTGCCGGTTCCGGCAAAGAGCGGAACTTACCTCAAAGTGCAGACGGCTGATGCCGCTCTGTTAGATGCCGATGCGGCGAAGCGTTCGGCTGGTTCTGAATACGCTCGTGCGGCTCGGAAATTCACTTCCGATAACTACGATTGTATCGAGACTGGCTTGGAAGAACTACTCGACGATAGTTTTCGTATGGACGCAAACAGGTTTTTCCAAATCGAGGCCGAAACGGCGAAGTTCTTGCTCCGACAAGTTAAGCTCTCCCACGAAAAGCGGGTGGCTGATTTGTTGTTCGCAACAACGACTCCCTTCACCACGGCTGATTTAAGCCCCACGGCTACCTACATCGAAGGCAACTTGGCAACCATCAACGCCCCTGCGGATGTTGCGGCTGGCAAGCTCGCCCTCAATCGTTTGGGTTATGCGGCCAATGCGGTAATTATGTCGGCCAATGTGTACGAGCGGGTTCGTCGTACCACCCTCCTTCAGAATCAGTTCTACGGAGTTGTGTCGAATACTGGTGGTCGCTTGCTCGATGAAGCACAGATTGCCGAAGCGTTCGGTGTGGATAAAGTCTACATCGGTCGTGCGGCCATCAACTCTGCTAACAAGAACAAGGCGTACTCTGGTTCGTTCATTGTTCCCGACACCAAGATTGTTGTTGCGAATATCTCTAGCGGTCAGTTCACCGCTGGCGGCATCGGACGCACCTTGGTCTGGTCGGAAGATGCTCCCGGTGGTTTTGTCTCCGAGAGCTATCGTGATGAGGCTCGTCGCTCGAATGTCTTACGGGTGCGTATGAACACAGCCGAAAAAGTCATTGACGCAAACGCCGCCGTCCGAATCACGACTACTTACAGCTAAAGATTGGTTGGTTGTTTCCTCCGAAGAAGGGGGAGCAGGGGAAACCTTGCTCCTCCTTTTTCTTTTGACATTAAGACAATAAAACTATGGCAGACCTAACTAATTCCGAACCTTACTACGACCAGATTTCCCACGCCGCTAGACCCGGCACAAGATATGTGGTTACAACTGGAACAGCAATCACAACTCCTAACGAGTTCGCTGGCATCTATGTTATTACAGATGCAAAGTTCGCAAGCATCTCCTCTGCCGTGACTGGCTTTTCGAGCCTTGCTAATGCTACTGCGGCCTCTGCCTCTACCATCAACGCAGGGATTTATCTTGCTGGCACTTGCACAGCATTCTCTATTCATAGCGGAATTGTTCTTGGCATCGGTGACTAAAAGTCTGTAAGGTTAAATCCTTATGATGATTAAAGGCGGGATTCGGATTGGTGGGCTATCAAGAATATCTGGTTTCGATGCAGATGCCGCCGCCTATTTCGAGAGGGCTGGCGTGACAGATGCCACGGCAAAATCTCAAATAAGTGCCTTTGTAATAGGCATAAAGGATTTAGGTCTTTATAATAATATGGTCTGCTGGCCTCTTCGTTCCGTTCAAAATGCTGGGACTGGAACGACTGCGTATAGCTTGGGCGGGTTGGGGACTTTCAATGGTACTTTTGCTGGCGCAACGCTTCCAACTTGGGAAACAAATGGAGTTAATTTTACAAACGATACTCCTGCAAAAATAACCACATCCCTAGCCCAAGGATCGTCAGATGATATAAATATATTTGCAGTAGTTGAGTGTAATGCTTTCGTAAGTGAACAAAATTCTATTTGTGGAACAAGAAACTTAAATTCTGCTGGTTTTACTTGTGCCCAAGATTGGTATGGACAAGGAGCAGGTCCGCTGCTTTGGGACGCAACAGGGGTCGCAGAACTTGCTGTTTTTCTATCAAGAATAACTGATGGGTCATTTAATGCATACACACAAAGGATTTCAGTTTCAGGTGCAACAAAAACTATTGGAGTAAAGCTCAATACTGGCATTGAATCTACTGCCTCTGGTGTTAGGACTTACAATGCAGGGTTTAATTTTACAATAGGCAATCAGACTCCTACTGATGCTGCAGCTTCTCTTGGTGGCAAAATGCCATTTATTGCTTACTTCAAAACAGCCTCACTATCTTCTAGCGTTTACACTCTCTACAAAACCACTATGGGAATTGGACTTAGCTTGCCATAATTAAAAACTAGAAATCCCACTGAAATCCTAAAATGAAATATCCTCTTTCTGTTTACCTAATAGCTGGAAATGAAGAAGCCTATATTGAGCGTTGCCTCAAGTCGTTTGCCCCCATCGCAAAAGAAATGGTTGTATGTATTTCTAGGGGGTCAGCTACGCCAGACAAGACCGAGGAAATTGCTAGTGGGCTTGGAGCGAAGATCGTTCATTACCAGAATAAAAGAACTGATTGGAATCACATAGACGATTTTGCCACGGCAAGGAACACGGCGCTAGAGGCTTGTTCGAGTGAGTGGTGCTTATGGGTAGATGCTGACGATGTGATGGCCGAGGATGGGGCGAAGGTTGTCGAGGAGGCTATTGACCTTGCCATTCAAAAAGACGCTCACCTAGTGGCGTTAAAGTACAATGTGGACAACGCCGGACTCATCCCTCTCCGAGAAGAAATCTCCAAGAAAGGCACTTGTAGTTGGAAGAACCGAGTTCACGAAATGCTGGTTTGCAAAGAGCCAAACAAGACGATTGGGGTGGATAAGATTTTCAGAATCCACAAGCCCCACGGATACAAACCAAGGAGCGCAGAGAGGAACTTGAACATCTTGGCCGACACGCTTGCCCCAGCCGCTAACTCCCTTTACTACCAAGCCCAAGAGTATTTTCTGTCTGGGCAAATCGAAAAGTGCATTGATTCGAGTATGCGAGCGTTGGCATTCCCAGAGTTAGAGGACACGCTCCGATACGATGTGCTTTGCAACTTGGGGAGAGTTGCACCAGAAAACGAGAGGCTTTCTTATCTTGGGCAAGCCGTAGCCCTACAACCCGATAGGCGAGAGGCTTACTTCTATATCGCAAATCATTGGTCTGGTAAGGGCAACTGGGTAAAGGCTTATGGTGCGTCGAGGACTTGTCTCACCCTGCATCGCCCCAAAGCCCACTACTGGAATCTGGTCGAGGCGATTTACAACTGGCAAGCGATGGACTTATACGAGACGGCCTCGGTGTGCGTTGGAGAGACTGCCGAGGCTGAAAAGATTAAGAAGATGCGACCAGCCCCCAAGATCAGCATTGTTCACGCTACAAGGGGTAGACCGCAAGTAGCTTGGCAGAGGCGATGGATGTGGCTTTCTTTGGCCGAGAAGCCCCTAGAGATTGAGTGGCTTTTTATGGTCGATCACAACGACCCCACCGACTACACCCCTCACCAAGCCATTAGATGCAATCCGGGCGGGATGATTAACGCTTGGAACGCGGGGGCAAAAATAGCCAAGGGGGACATTATCATTCAAATGAGCGATGACTGGACACCACCCCGCCATTGGGATGCCCTAATTTCGAACGCTATTGGGGACACAGCGGGGGAGAAAGTGTTGGCAGTATCAGATGGCCTACGAACCGACAAACTGCTTTGTATGGCGATTCTGACGCAATCGAGACTCAAGAAGCAAGGGCATCTATTCCACCCCGACTACCAAGACTCGGACGGCATTTACTCGGACAATGAATTTACGGACAGAGCCTATGCAGAACAAGCCGTAGTTGAGGCTAGACATATCCAGTTTAAGCACGATAACCCTATGTTTAATGGTGGGCAACCAGACGAACAACTAAAAAACCACAACAAGCCGGAGTTCTATGAGAAAGGAAAAGCGATCTATGAAAAACGCAAAGCAAATAATTGGATGTAGGAAAGAAAAAAGCGGAGAGAATACCAAGGGGCTTGGTATAATTAAATTCGGCAAGTCTCGCCCCGACCCCACCAAGTATGTGAAGGTTGATATCACCTATGACGAAAAAGCAGAGAAAGATTTGTATGAGTGCGGGATGATTGCGTTGAAGCACGACAAGGAAGCAGTCATTCAATATGTGATTGTTAAGGCTCTTACTGGATACGCAAAGTGCAAGAAATAAGCATCCACGACCCATTCGGCCAAGCCCTTGCAAAATATAGCGAGGGGCTTGAGGTTGGGCTAGAGATCGGGGGAGGAACTGGGGACGGCTCGACTCAATGTATTAGAACCAAAAAACTATTCAGCATTGAGAACCACCCAGACCGCATAGGCC